CGTCAGACTACGCTCGGTGAACATCATCCTGATTTTCCTAGCCAATATGGAGACATTACTCATTACCATGGAACCACAGACGATAGAGGTAAAGGTATAGTGCAACAAGGATTACTGGTGGGTGATAATGAAGCATTTGGTAGAGGAGTGTATGCTTCTCCTAACCCATCAACTGCTAAAAATTATGCAATGACAGGGGCTATGAGTAATCAAAAATTACCTGCCGTATTTGCTATTAGAGGAAAAGGTTTAGAGCAAGAAAATGTAACTGATGATTATACTTTATATCCTGACAATATATCTCCCGAAAGACTAGTTAGGATTAGAAATGTAGCGGAAATTCCAACATGGGTTGACTCTTGGAAAAATCTGCCTCTATCTCAGCAAGAATCGGCTCGTCAATCACTTGAAAATATATATTCAGACTATGGGGGATAATAAACATGGCACTAGGTAAGAATCTCTCAACAGGTCGAGCAGACGCTGCTCAAGACTCTGTAATGAAAAAAATTAGGAAGCCTCGCTTTGTAGATAATGCAGTTAGGCATGGGCAGTATAACAAAGGAACGGCTGGTTTTAAGGTAGAATCTCCTGTTCAAAGCGACTTTATCCCAGCCACTGAAAGAAAGTATAGATTATTTGAAGAAGAAGATACCATCCGTTTAGTTCACAATGTTACTGACGGGCACAGGTATGAAGGTGCTATCTTTTTAGATGAGGATAAGGTAACTGCATCGAGCACTTTACCTGCTTTGATTGTAGGTGCTGATAACCCACAACAGAGCCTAGTTCCTTCTAAGATAGAAACTGCTACAAAGGGCACCAGATACGGGCTAGAGAACCTAAAAGGTCGCTCATTAAAGGAGATAGGCTTTACTGACAAAACTATCCGTTTTGCTCAGAAAGTAGGGGTAGGGCTAAGAACATCTGACCTTGCTACAAGAGTCGCTAACAGTTCTAAGAGTTCAATTAACGGCATCAAAGTAAGCGTACCCAGTACTACCTTTGTTGCTAAAGATTTCTATGGTGTAGATTCAATCAATGCTCTTAGATACTTGGCTAAGCACGATTACTATTCACCAAGAAGTGATAGATTTGGCAATTTGCTATATGTACCCCAAACTCAAATTGAAAGAGAGCACTTTTTGAATGAAAATAGAGTGTCTGGAGGCACTAGTGAAAACAACAATGACGCTGTTCCTAATAGAATAGTAGTGAGGGGTAAATCGAGGGCCAATAATGATGAAAATGTCGTACAAATAGATGATTTTGGCACTCAGCAAGACACTGTAAATGAAGTACCCGGAGGCATACACGCACCTACTGCATTGACTAAGGCTAGTGCTAGGCGAATAGGTCAGAATATGCTTAGAATGGCTAAGAAAGCCAGTGGTTCTATGTCACTAAACGATGTATTGTCGGCTACTCATATACAGCCGGGTGATTCAGTCAATTACCAGTCGAGGAGTGACAGTGACAGAAAGATAGTATTGGGTGGGACTTATGATTTAATAAATCGTAAATCCCAACTACATGTAAATTCAGTAGATGCTACTTTAGAGGATGTATTACAACGCTTCCAAGAGGTCGACATTAGTGGCAGTTTAGACGAAAACTACGAAAGGAACCGTCAGTTTAGTGT